CATAGCGCCGGGATCGGCTGGGCCCGAGCAACACCAGGCCGCCAAGATCCGGGCCTGCTGCGTCGTTCCGGGTAGTGGTCCCCACCGGATAGCCCAGGCTGGCGCCGTCTTGATGCTTGAGCACGTCGATGGTCAGGCCCAGGGCCTCGTAGCTGTCGGTCTTGGGCGCGGGCTTCGCCGGTTGAGACTCTTGAGACGCAGGTTGAGACTGGCCAGGGACCTCGCCGCCCTCGGGGGGGATCGGCTGGCCGTCTGGTCCTAGCCCCTGCGCCTGGAATGCTTGCGCCTGGAGCTGATTCATATTGTTCTCAAACATACTATCTGCCTCCATTTGTAACTGGGCGGATACATTCTCGTCCAATACAGTCTCAATGCTAAATTCCGTAGAACCGTAGCGGTTATTCCTAATTTCAACAGGACTTAGGACTTTCAATGCTGCATAAATATTGTCTATTTCAGCTCTGGACTTCTGTACAGCAAGCTTTTCCGTATCGGTTTCCGTGAACACCGAGGGGAACGAAATTTCCCACGATTCTGGTGGGGTGCCTCGCATGGGACTGTCCTTGGCCCGCATGAAAAGCTCAAAAATATCGGAAATAGGGTCTTGGCAATAGACAGTCTGCCAGTCCTCTACTAGAGAGGCCCATATTCGCTCTTCAAACCGCCCTTCTTTCCCGAGGCCACCAGGACTGGTGCCCATTAGAATTGACGCAGGCCAACCAGTAGTAGCCTGCATGTACTCAGCAAAAGGTGCGGTGGCTTGCGCCATATTGCTGAGGGATCTTTCAGCAAAGCCTATCTCTTCATTCGCGTCTATTAAGAATCCTCCATAGGAGGATCTAGACATGTTGTTTATCTCCATGCGTTTCATTACCTGATTAGCGTTACCGGCTCTCACCATCTCCATTAAACCTGGCACTTTATGCCAGAACAAGGAAGAGTCTGTAACACTAGAAGCTAATCCTCTAATGGCCGTTTCATACAGTTTCCATGAATCCCATACCACTTGTAATGGTGCTTGGCCCCAGCCTTGTTGTTGTTGGCGTTGCCGCCAGGGTAGGTATAGCCCATCGAAACGGCTAACTCTAGTGTGATGGATGCGTATATTTGTTACAGGGCTTTCCTGGTTCTCATCTAATTTTTGATTAGTAGTAATTCTATACATCTCGGGTTTGGAGTAGTCCATAACGGACACGTCCATGGGGAATATTTCGTGGCGTGATAACGAACACAGTCAACTAATACCACGAATGCTGTCGTAGTTTACAGGTGTTTCCGGGTCTTCGTTGCCATCATCAACTAGAGCGACAATGACCGATCCGCCGTAGAGGCGTTGAAGGCGGACAGCTTCGGCATACACCCGGTGGAATTTTAACTGTTTAAGATAGGCTTCAAAGTCTGTGATCTGGTCAATCTCTTGAGAAGCTTTCCGGCCTCCTAGTTTGATTGTGACACGATGTTTAAGGACTTCATCAGCAATAGAATCGACAAAACGCCGGGGTAGTCCTACGGAGTAAAGAGCTTCGAGTTCTGGGTGGGAAAGTAAATAGCTAGTCCGTATGCCTGTTGATTGGGTTCTGTCTTTACCTGCTATTCCCATGCCTGTAAAGGCATTGACTAAAGCTCCATCTGTACGCATGCCATCAGCATCGCTACGATTGCCGATAGCGACGGAATTATCGGGAGCTTCGGGAGATACTGATTTCAAGCGCGGTCCTGCCTGCTTTCAGTGTAGCGACGGCCTCGGGGGGCGACAAGAGATGAGGGTCTTTTCATAGAGATGAAGGTTTTTTAATAGAGATGAGGGGTGGTTTTTCATAGAGTCGGAGGTTTTTTCATAGAGTCCAGGGGTTTTTAAGAGAGTTGGGGGTATTTTCATAGAGTCCAGGGTTTTTTAAGAAATCCAGCAATATATGTACATTTTTCGCGTAGTACGCGCTCAGGCCGCCTTGAGGAAGCCCAGGAGATCGACGGATCCGGGGGCCGCCATGGCTGCCAGGGCCACACCCATGACTGTGTCATCGTGGGCCGACCCCCCTGCCCCCCGCTTTCCGTGGTCATCCCGGCGGAATGCTCGATGCTCATCAGCAATGATCCCGTCAGGAAATATTAGGTCATCGTCCTCCATCATAAAGAGAGTTCTGTCGGTTATTGCGTTTTTGATGGGATCAGACATATAGACCAGCTCTATTTCAGTCCCCATGGATTGCAGTGCAAGCGCTTCCGCTATGACAATGCCCATGGAGTTCTTCTCTACTATGATTTTAGAGGGTAGAAAATTCTCTATCAACTCTTTTACTTTGGCTAAGCTGTAAGGGGAGGATTTGTAGTGTTCCCGATACATGGCTGCCACGCGGCGTGGTTTAGAGGTTACATCAAGCACTACAGCGGTGAAGTAATCATCGCCTCCTCCGTTAGGGTCTACCCCCATGGAGTAGATGCGGTTTGCCATACCACACTCATCAAAGGAGCCTTTAGCACATTTTTTGACTAACGGACTGGCATATATGGCAGATGCGGTAGCACCGAATTTAAGCTCAAATTCCGCCGCCCATTGGTTGAGTGTTAGCTTCTCTTGTTTTCTATAAGTTGCCGGCCAGGTAGGGTCTGAACCGTACTGTGGGTGCATTGAGTAATGAAGCGCTACCCGTGCCCATCCGTCCGCCTCCCCGGCTTTGTTTAGAAGGGCTTGAAGACCGACTAGATCACGACGTTCTACATAGTCGTACCAGTCGGAGGGAAGACCTGTTGTCCACATCTCACCGAACCAGTCTGACTCCATGTCTGGAGTAGAGACTATGATCACTTTCCCGGCTTTACCCAGCTTCATTAGTGAAGGGCTGGCTCCTTGGTATAGATCTTTTACTCCGTCGATAAAGGCGGCTTCGTCGAGGAAGAGTACAGAACAGGCTGGGATACCACGGACGCCCCGGCCTGTAGGAGCTAGGAAATGAAGAGTGCCTCGCCCTTTCCAGGATAGCCGCTTAGTGCTATCCGATAGCCATGTTAGTGACTCACCTTGGAGGGATTCCGCCATGAAGCGGACCCGTATAGCTAGCTCCTCGGAGTCCTTGCCTGTTTTGGAGACAATTACGGCAGTAAAGCCGGGTTCTGTTAGTGCCCTGTTTAATAGGTAATTACATATAACTTCAGATATGCCGATCTGTCTCGATTTTAGGACTTGGATCCGGCGAGAATTATGGAGTATGCGTACAAATTCTTTCTGGAACTCATACGGCGCGAAGGGTTCAATCTTGGCACCGTCGTCATCACCAGTCTTGATCCAAGTAAGCGGCGCGAATTGCTCCCAGTTCTTTACAGGAGGTAGCGAAGTTAGTAGCTTTGCGCTGGCGTGGTTGGCTGCTGCAGCTTCACGCTGCGCTACCTTCTTCTCCAGTTGAGCCAGACGAGATTTGAGTGACGCCCCGGTTCTCACTCGGCCTCGGGGGGCTCAGTTTCCTCTACGGTTGCTGACTCAAGGTCAAGAAACGCCTGGCCTGTAACACCTGTGGTGGCGCTAGTAAGGCGCTCGATGCGCTCTTCGAGTTTTTTGATTATGGCTTCCGTCTCTCGCTGTTCTCTGTAGACATTAGCGGACGCCATTATGGTCGATGCAGCCCTGATTCTATCGGCTTTTAGCGCTGTGGCATCATTCATAATTGTCTTGAGCACCTTTAGGCATTCAGGTATTAACCCAACACCTTGTGTCCCGCTAATATCGGTTCTCTCTTGGATCCGGCGGGTCAGGCCGGTCATGAACACAGCGGTGTTCCTCCAGTTGTGGAGCGTTTTGGGGTCCACCTTAGCGATCTTGGCAGCTTCGCCTAGAGAGTGGCCTTCCGCGATGGCTTCCGCACAGATGATCTGCTTTGCGGTGAGTCCTTCATTGTTTACTGGGCGTTGAGCAACCACTGGGGGTATGGCGAAGCCGTAGAGACAGGCAGAGTCTATCTAAGGGTGCCAGAAATTACCGCAGATTGCCGGGTTTTTCCACCGGAGGTGGGGACCTTGTGCAAACCAGTAGCGTAGCCTGCGTAGTAAGTTCATGCCGATGTTTGCTCGTGAGTGTCATTAGCGAACATCCACGGTGCAAATTCCTTTAGTAGACCTTCTGAAACATTGGGCTTTATCTGTCTTACCATTCTCTCTATAAGCCCTTCTACCAACTCCTCAATAAAAACATCAATATCGTCGTTGTATATGGATTCTACCCTATCCATATCTACACGAAGGGCGAACTTTACTTGTTCGTAGATCGGGTGGTCTCGGCCAGACTGGACGATCACCATATATGTGTTTTCTATTGGTTGTTTTACATCGCACATTACTAATGGGAAGTTCTGCGTTACTTCATGTGCCACCCGGTAAGGTAAAAAGGCAGGCAGCGGGGCGGGGTTGGAGAACGGGAAAGTGGTGGCGGGCATGGTTAAGATCCAATAGGGTTTGCTCGGCGGTCCCATCTCTTGCGCACGTCACGGGTGCGTTTAGCAAGATCAGTTCCTAGTAGGTCTTCGTTTGATACCTGCGCTAAACATTTAACGCAGTATATCATAACCACGTCAGTAGGGTCATTAAGCTTGATGCTGACAAAAAGCTTATCCTTAATGATTAGACGTTTTCGGATGACGAATTTACCCTTCCCGCCACAGAATGGGCAAGGCTTGACAGCTATCAATGGTTTAGCAGGGACTCTCGCATTCGGTGGCATGGGATCAAGCGGGCTCGGGGGTCACAGGGGCTGTCTCAGCATGAGTCTCATGGGACTCCTCATCGGTTGTCGCCGCTCCCGCCCAGTTGGCCGCGCTTCTGGCGGTCTTGAGTCTTTTGGATATTGGCCTTAGCTATTGCGTCAAGACTTAGTCCTAGTTCAGTGGCTAGTTGGGTCAGATACCAGAGGACATCACCTAATTCTAGTTTGATTGCTGCTATGGTATCGGCGTGGAATTGTCCGTTATGATCACGGAGAACTTTTTTAATCTTCTCAGCAACTTCTCCGGTTTCACCGCATAAGCCTAGTGCGCAGTAGATGATGGAGTTCTTGTCGGGGTAGACCGCAGTCTCTGATGACGTTATTT